ACGTTTGGAACAATCATTGACGAATCTTTGGCTTTGATAGATAAAGCATTGGGGATGAACTACGGGGATTCATTTGAACGCGTTGCAATTAAAGCCGGAGGTAAAGTATGAACCACAGTAAAATCGTCGGCGGCTCAACAGCCAAGCGCGTCATCAACTGCCCAGGCAGTGTGGCGCTGGTGCAGAAGATGCCGCCTAAGCCTTCAAGCAAATACGCTGACGAAGGCACACTCCTACACAACGTCATGGCCGAACTTATCATGAGTGAGGAGCCACCAGACTACTACCTTGGCACACGCTATGAAGATCAAATTCTCACGCCTGGACTGGTGGAAGAAAAAATCTGGCCAGCCCTGCGCGCCCTTGACATCATTGACCCAGAGCAAAAGATGGAAATTGAAGCAGAGACTAGAGTTGGCTTTGGTGATCTGCTTCCTGGCGTGTTTGGTTCCACTGATCTTATTGGCCGCCTTGGTAATCGCGCCGTCGTTCTGGATTGGAAATTCGGTGATGGTGTCGTGGTTGAGGTGGAAGAAAACCCACAGTTGATGTTCTACGCCGCCGCCGCTATGCGTACACCCGAAGCGCAGTGGGCGTTTGAGGGCGTAACTGAAATTGAGATGGTCATTGTCCAGCCCCCTGAAGTGCGTCGCTGGGTGACAACGCCCATGCGTATCGCCCGCTTTGAGCAAGAGTTGGTGCAGGCCGTCAAGCAGGCCGAAAAGCCTGACGCCAAGCTGGCCGTGGGTGACCACTGCCGTTGGTGCGCGGCCAAGCCAATCTGTCCCAAGATGACCGGCGCAGTAGACCGCGCGCTCAAGGTGCAATTAGATAATTTAGATGCTCCCCAGATCAGCAACTACCTTAAGAACGCTGACATGCTTGAGGAATGGATCAAAGACCTACGCGCCCTTGCATTGCAGATGCTTGAGTCTGGCGCCAAGTTGCCCGAATACAAACTGGTGGCCAAGCGTGCCATCAGGTCATGGACTGACGACGAAAAAGCCAAGGTGGCTTTGTTTGCGGTCGGTCTAACAGAATCTGAAGTGATGGAGACTGCCGTCGTCTCCCCTGCGAAGGCCGAGAAGGCGTTGAAGAAACGCAAGCTCGGCCTACCAGAAGACCTCGTGGTCGCCATCTCGTCAGGTAACACTTTGGCAAGCGCGGATGACCCGCGCCCCGAAGTGATGCTCTTGGGCAAACAGTTATCTGCTGCCCTTTCTAAACTCCAGTAAAGGAAAATCATGTCTAGTCTAATAACCTTCTCTCAAGCAAATCTCCCCGCCGTTTCAACCTTGTCTAGCGCTTTGCGTTCGATCCAAGCTGAAGTCGGCCCAGCCGGTGTTGTCATCCTCAAGATGGACAAGACTGGTCACTGGGTCTTTGGTGCAGATCAGACCGAAGTCGAAGACGACGCTGTTTGGGCTGTCAATCCTTTCTCCTTTGTCCACGGCTTTATTGCTTGGGGCGATGGCGAAGTGTTGGGCGAGAAAATGACCAGCGTCAGCAACCCATTGCCTGAGTTGGATGAGGCACCGCCTTCAGCCAAGAAGGGTTGGGAAACTCAAGTTGGTATGTCTCTGAAGTGCATCAGCGGCGAAGACAAGGGAATGGAAGCACGCTTTACCACCACGTCAGTGGGCGGCAAGCGCGCAGTACAAACCTTGGCTGTGGCCTTGGCCGAACAAGTCGAGAAAGACCAAACCAAGCCTGTGCCAGTCGTGCGTCTGAAAAAAGACCACTATGCCCACAAATCCTACGGCAAGATTTACACGCCAGTGTTTGAACTTGTCGAGTGGGTGAGCATGGATGGTGAAGCGCCTGCTGCCGATGAGCCAACACCCGAAGCAGCGCCAGCACGCCGCCGCCGTAGCGCTTAACTTTCTGAAGCCCCGTGACAGGGGGCTTTGGAAAGGAGACGCCAATGCTTTGGTTAGATTTTGAGACACGAAGTACGTGTGACCTACGCGCCAAGGGCGTGTACAACTACGCGCAGGACGCCAGCACCGATGTGCTGTGCATGTCCTACGCTTTCGACGATGAGGATGTGGTGACGTGGGTGCCGTCCGAGCCATTCCCTGAGCGCGTTCGCAACTACACTGGCCAGATCAGGGCGCATAACGCCGCGTTCGAGCGCTTAATCTTTTGGTACGTCTTACAAATAAATTTTAAGTTGGAGCAGTTCTATTGCACTGCAACACAAGCCCGCGCCAACTGCGCGCCTGGCAGTCTAGAGGACGTTGGCCGTTTTGCTGGCGCGTCTATGAAAAAAGATCACAGGGGCGCGCAATTAATTCGCTTGATGTGCGTGCCGCCATTCAAAGACTCGCCTGAACTCATGGCCGAGATGATCCAGTACTGTGAGCAGGACGTGCGCGCCATGCGTGCAATCAGCAAGGCCATGCGCGACTTGTCAGAGACTGAGCTAGAAGACTATCACGTCAACGAGCGCATCAATGATCGCGGCGTGTTGGTCGATGTGCCGCTATGCCAAGCAGCAGTCAAATTCGCCTCCGATGAACTCATTGAGATCGAGCAGATCGTCAAAGAAGTCACCGGTGGCGCAATCACTAGCGTCAGGTCGCCACGCATGCGTGAGTGGGTGCTTGAGCGCGTGGGTGATGAAGCCAAGAAGTTGATGGAGAAGGATGGCAAGTACTCCATTGACAAGACTGTACGAGCCAATCTTTTACTCATGGAGAACCCCGATGAAGTCCCTGCCGATGTCCAAGAAGTTATCCAATGCGCCGACGACCTCTGGGCGTCGTCTGTGGCAAAGTTCAACCGACTTAGCTGTCTGGCGGATGAGGAGGATCAGAGGGTACGAGGAGCGTTCGTATTTGCTGGCGGTTCAGCAACAGGCCGAGCATCATCCTACGGCGCCCAAGTTCACAACTTCACACGCAAGTGCGCTGACGAGCCAGAAGACGTCAGGCAAGCCATGGTCAGAGGACACGCAATCGTCCCTCGGTATGGAAAGCGCGTTACCGATGTACTTAAAGGAATGCTCAGACCCGCGCTCATTCCCGCAACCGGTAAGCATTTCGTCGTTGCAGACTGGGCGGCCATCGAAGCGCGCGTCAACCCGTGGCTCTCCGGTCGAGGAGACGATAAACTGGAACTATTCCGCACTGGGGAAGACGTCTATAAAGTCAATGCTGCCGCGACGTTTAATGTCCGAATCGATGCCGTCACCAAAGATCAGCGACAGATTGGCAAGGTTCAAGAACTTGCTTGTGGATTCGCCGGTGGTGTTGGTGCTTTTGCCGCCATGGGCCGCGCTTATGGGATTAGTCTTGCCGAACCAGTCGCCAAGAGAATGGTGGACGGGTGGCGCCGTGCTAACCCTTGGTCTGTTCCTTATTGGTCTGCTCTTGAGGAAGCCTACACCCGTGCGATGAGAAACAAGGGGCGTGAATTTAAGGCTGGCCGTATAACATATTTGTTCGACGGCTTGCACTTATGGTATGCCCTACCCTCTGGCCGCATCTTGTGCTACCCCTATGCCAAATTGGAATCGGAGGGCGTCACTTATGCCAAAGCGGCATGGAAGCCCGCGCAAGATGCAAAAGAATGGCCGCGTGCCCGTCTTTGGAAAGGCTTGGCATGTGAAAATGTGACGCAGGCGGTCGCCAATGATCTACTTCGACATTCCCTCAGACAACTCGATGACGTTGTGCTTCATGTGCATGACGAGATCGTTGTCGAGACAGCCGACCCAGAAGCGGCAGAGAATTTAAAACGTGTGATGTGTACAGCGCCAGCGTGGGCAGATGGCTTGCCCTTGGCCGCTGAAGTTGAAACTATGAAAAGGTATGGCAAATGAACTTTCTTGAATTTTTAATTTCTTTAGCCCCAAAGGGTGAGACTGCGCTGATCGTGCGTCAAAAGCCCATGCTCAAAGACGGTGAAATGCAATTCTTCCCTGACGGTGCGATCAAATGCACTTGGCCTGCAATGCTTCCCACGGCCAAAATTAAAAAAGACTGGGCGATCTACGGCAATACTGCGTCATTCATTGTTGACCGTTTCAAAGACGGGTATCCAAGCGCCAGCGTAGCGAATTGCGAGTATGTGCTTGTGATGGTGCTGGACGACGTGGGCGACCCTGAGAAAGCACCCAACATACCGCCGTTAGAACCTACTTGGAAGATCGAAACGTCGCCCGGCTCGTTTCAGTGGGGCTATGCCTTTTCTGAGCAGCCAACTAAAGCCGACTTTGCCGCCGCCATCAAGTCTGTGGCCGATGCAGGCTACACCGACAAGGGCGCAGTCAACGCGGTGCGTAACTTCCGCTTGCCCGGCTCGATCAACCTCAAGCCCGGTCGCAATAACTTTGCCGCTAAATTGGTCGAGTTTGAACCTAAGCGCGAATTCACACTTGATGAAATCTGCACTGCACTTAACATAACACCGGCTCCGGCTGACTCAGTTGGCGTGCGTCCAATCCGTTTGTCAGATGATGGCGCAGACGATGTGATGGCGTGGTTGTCTGGCCACGGCGTGTTGTTGTCTAAACCCAACAATGAGGGCTGGGCTGGCGTGATCTGTCCTAATCAGGCCGAGCATACCGATGGCAACCCCGAGGGGCGTTACATGCCTGCAAACCGCGCTTACCGTTGTTTGCATAGCCACTGCATTGATTTTGACTCTAATGCGTTTTTGCAGTGGGTGTCAGAACAAGGCGGCCCCAAGCATGCTCCAGGTTTGCGTGAGGAGCTGCTGACAATGGCCATGGATCAAGCCCTTTCAAAGTTAAGCCCGACCGAGGCTTTCCCCGATGCTGGCGCCGCTATCGTTGCTGAAGTTGAGCGCAAGGAACTAGGCCGCATTGAGAAAGAGGGCTGGTGGGAGCGCTTCGCCTACATCCAAGACGATGACGCTTACTTTGACATGAACGACCGCCGCGAGATCGGGCGCAGTACGTTTAATGCCTTGTTCCGTCACATCTCTTGCAAGTCAATTCACAATCAGCGCAAGATTGAGTCGTCTGTCTGCTTCGATGAAAACCGCCAAGCCAAAGGTGCAAAAACCCTTGTCGGTGTAACCTACGCCCCCGGCGAAAATATTTTGTGCGCCCGTGAGGGTTTGGTTTACGGCAACCGATGGCGCGATGCCCGCCCGCCCGTGGCGGCGGGTGTTGACCCTACGCCGTGGCTTGACCACGTTGAGCGCATGATTCCCGATGACATTGAGCGCGAGCACGTCCTGAACGTGATGGCCTTCAAAGTGCAAAATCCCAATGTCAAGGTCAACCACGCCGTGTTGCATGGCGGTCACCCCGGCTCGGGTAAGGACACCATGTGGGCGCCTTTTTTCTGGGCAGTCGGCGGTGACTCGCTTGCCAACGTCAAGAAGCTGGACAACAAAGACTTGTCAACCCCTTGGGGTTATCACCTTGAATGTGAGGTGCTCATCATCAATGAGTTGCGCCAGCCCGAGGCGTCAGACCGCCGCGCCCTTGAGAACAGTTTGAAGCCCGTGATCGCCGCCCCGCCTGAGTACTTGTCAATTCAGCGCAAGGGTCTAGCGCCTTATGAGGCCGTCAACCGCCTGCAAGTGGTGGCATTCTCTAATGAGCGCATGGCGATCACCATTCCATCAAACGACCGCCGATGGTTTGTTATGTGGTCTGACGCCCTTTGCATGGAAGCTGACGCCGCCGCCCGCATGTGGGCGTGGTACAAGTCCGGCGGGTTTGCGGCGGTGGCGGCGTGGCTTGCGTCTCGTGACGTCTCCGCATTTAACGCGGGCGCTGCCCCTCCGATGACTGAGGCCAAGGCCATCATGGTCGAGACGGGCATGTCCGGTGCTGAGTCGTTCCTTGTCGAGATGATGCGCTCGCGTATCGGTGAATTTGCCTCCGGCGTGCTCGGTGGCCCTTGGCAGTCGGTCTGCGACCGCCTGACTGGACAAGCCCCGACCGGCATGAAGTTGCCGGTGGCGGCTTTGTTGCACGCTTTCCGTGAGGCGGGCTGGGTTGATATGGGTCTGCTCAAGTCGCGGGCGCATACAACTAAAAAGCACATTTTCTGCGCCCCTGATATGGTCAACCGTGGCAAGTCAGAACTAAGGGACGCGGTGCAAGTGTTGCCTGATTCAAAAATCGCCCCTTTGGTTCGCTTGGTCAAATAAAAAAAGCCCCCTATCACTAGGGGGCTTAAAAGGTTTGGCAACTGCTACAAGTCAAGGAGAATGGCGAGTAGCGCCCCCAGTATAAGCGCGATAATTAAAACCATCAATACCGCCTTTGGAGGGCTTCCATCGCCCCCCGATTCATTAGGCGGCGGGCTTCCTGCCCTTCCTCATAGGCTTGTTTGTATTCGTGTTCATTGGCCTTGCCTTGTTCGTGGCGATAACCTAAGTCAACATAATAATGCTCGGTATAGGTCAAGGGGCGGAAAGGCGCGAGCGCCTCGGCGATAACGGGGTGAGTCATTTAAGTGCCTCCGTCAAAATACACTGCGCCGTGTCAATGTCACCCGCTTTGAGCGCGTCCAAGGCTTGAATAATGGCCTGCTTAGGCGTGATCTTGCGCGCCTTAGCCGTGGGCACATAATCGGGGTCGATTTCCTCCAAAACCTCGGGCACGCTTGCGTCCAGCATGGGCGCGAGCCGGTCGGCGTGCGTGTACTGTAAAGCGATCAATTTTTGGTGGTCGTTGATGCTTGCATATTCGCGCACATAGTCTGCCGTTGTCGTTAGCCCCGCGTAAAACTTGGGGTAATGCCTTCGCATACAGTCAAACCGGCGATCAATTTTGACCTTGATCTTGGGCGGCTTGTCCATGGCGGCGCGGTACTTAGCGGCGTTTTCAGGCTTGCATTTTACGGCTATGCCGTGGTGTTCAAAAGTAATCATTTTAAGAATCCCAATCTTCGGTTGATAATTTGATGTTGCAAAAATCTTTGTGCGCGTCGTTGACGTGGGCGCGAACTAAGGCGCAGATGGCCTCAATCAATTCGTGGTTGACTAGATCGTCAATCGTGAAAGTGGCAAACGGCTCGGCGTCGATGCCCTCGGGCGTGAAAGCGTTGCCTCTGTGAAAGGTTATTTTTGTGCGGTCGTAATGTGTCATTTAATCCCCCTGATGTATTCGTTTGCCTCTGCCTCGGTGTCAAACCCTAAATAATCGCCATTGGCGTCAATGTATTCCCCCGCGTGGTTTTTGCCATAAATAGCCCAAAGATCGTCATCTACATGCTCGGACTCCCAGAACTGCGGCTCCATCAACCCGCCGTCCCTGTAAATTTCATGCACTATTTTTAAGGCTTCGCGGTGCTCAATGTTTAAAAAATGCGCCATGTCGTTTGGATGGTTGTCCTCCAATAGCTCGACAATCTTGGCCTTTAGTTCTGCGGTCATGGTTTCAAGTCCTCCTCAATAACTGCCATGGCGGTGCAAATGTCGCCCCAGATTTCGTCAAATTGTTCGTCACCCTCGGGGATAAGGTCGGCGCGGTACGCTTCCAAGGCGTCCCAGATAATGTCAAGCTGTTCTTTTATGTCGTGCATGGTGTCACCTCCTCAACTTCTAAGCACTCCCATTCGCCCAGACTCATAGCGTGGTCAGGGTCTGAATTGACGTCTGCCCATGCTTGTCGCTCGGCATCCTCGGGGCTGTCGGCCTCAATCACATAATTTGCGTATGCGGTGTAACGTATTTCAATTTCATAAGTTTTCATTCGTCTATCTCCTCTTGATTAAAAAACTGCACCTCATCATCCGCGCAACTAACTTCGACAATGCGCGGGTAATCGTCGGGTTGGTTATAGATAAGCAAGTCGCCCCATTCCGTCAAACAAGCGTAGTTTGTCAACATGGCCCCCTTGTCGGGGTATTTATCTAAACTTCTGAACTTAATGCGTAAAGTCGTAACAATCTCATGGTCGTAAACGGTTTCAGTCATGCTGTCGCCCCTTTGTTTAAAATCTCTAAAATGGTTTTGATCTGCTCGGGTGTGACGGTCATCCACCGCGTTTGGCCTTTTTCATTCCTGACTTGCATGGTCGCTGGAGTGTTGCCAAGCCTAGAAAACTCGTTTTCATAGTAGCTTTTTGGCTTAGAAATTGGAATAAACACTTCAACTACTGGGCCAAAATGTTTATCATGCCAAGGGTCATTTTTATACGTGTTCATTCTGTCACCTCTATTTCAAAAGGGATAGAGTTATCAATAAAGGCTTGACGGCTGTCATACGGAAGCGCGAAGATAGTGCCAAACTGTCGATTGACAGCCGCTTGAACCGCTACCGGTAATTGAGGAAGTTCTACCTCTGAGCCGTCCTTTGCATCGGTAACAATTACCTTGTTTCCATCGGGCAAAGTCACATATTGAACCGCCGCTATTGAGCCGTGAGTAATGAGGTATTTATTCATGCGTCCACCTTTGAATGGTCAAAACAAAAAGAAAAACCGCGCCCGTCCGCGCTGTCGCCGTAGCGCATGCCCTCAAGGTTCCACTCAAGGCCGTGCTTTTTAATCAAAGCCTTGACAGCCGCAAAATGCACTTGTTCGCCGCTTAACTCATGCGGGTAAGAGATAGTGACCTCAAACCCCTTACGGTCGCCCCATGCGGCGGTGTACGCTTTAACGCGTGAGCCACGCGTATTTGTTGGGCCGATATATTTTGTGTGTATTGCAATCATGGTGAACCCCTTATTTTGTGAGAATGTCGAAATAGGCCAATGCGCCCATGGTTAAAAGTAAGCCGATAAGCACGGCGGCGGCGATGTCTAAAAGTGTGTTTTTCATGCTGTCGCTTTCATTGCCGCATGATTAGCGGCGCGGTTTTCCTCGGTGAACTTAGCGGCGGAAATGACGCGCACGGCGCGGGTATCAGTGACGGCGCGGGCGTGCCTAAAATCGGCGGCTAAAGAATCGGCGCCTGGGCGCGTTGCCGCGCCGTGAACCGTAAACCAACCCGATGCGCCCATGTAGGCGTTGTTGGTTTGAATTTGAATCAAGTACTTTGCTTTCATTTGTTTAGCCCTTGCAAGTATTTAAGAATAGGCACCGCCTCATAACGGGCGGCGTTGATCTTTGGAATGATTGATGCTTGAAATGTCTCAAACAAGACCGCGCCCGTTTGTTTGTCAATAATTACCCATGAAGCGGTTTTCATACTGTCACCCCCTCAATGGCGCGCGCTTGAATTTGCTTATTGGCAAGATCGTGCATCGTCCAACAATCACGATCACCCCAATAAGCAGCTTCACTGTCACTGTCAACGATCTTTTGCACTTCGCGGGTAATAAGCACATTTCGCACAATGTCCGCATTACGCGGGAATTGATAGTGCAACCAGTTAGTAAAAAAGTTGAGATACTCTGCGCGTGTACTTTTCATGATGTTGCCCCTTAAAAAGATAAGCCAGAAACGCGGAAGCACTTACCGTCAACGCGTTGAACGTCAACAGTGCCAAAAGGATGGATTTTCAAAACAAGCACGCGGACGGGCGCGCCGTAAAGTGAAATATTGATGTAATCGCCGATTTTCATAATGTGCCTTTACTTGAGTTTAGGTTTTACCGCGTGTTTTTCGATGCGGTGACGCATGTTAGCATAGTGTATATACGCTACGCAATACCTTTTTGCAAAAAAGTGACAATATGCAAAATTTGCATGATGTGTGCGAATGTGTGCGGTGTGTGTGCGGCGTTTGCGTGCCTCAATGACCTACGCTCAAAGCCTTACGGCATATAGAAAAAATCTATTTGTGTGTCAATGTGAGTTATTAAAAAGATCATCTATAAAAATATGTCTATGTTATGTTAAGTCGCAATACGCTGTGGAGCCGCCGCGATTGAAAAGTGCCTTCACAATGACTCACATGACCCACAAACCGCGTGCACAAAGTTCGTGCCTTTTCCGCGTGAGTGTTTGTGGGTTATGAAAAGGGAATAACCCACAATGACTCACAAACCATGCGGCCATGCAAACCATGCGACACAATGGCGCGATGCAACGTGCCCACAATGACCACGTGACACACAGGGTAAACCCTAATGGCATGTTGTTTGCGGCCAAGGGGGAGGGGGTAGGGCCGGCGGCAAAGGGCCAGCAAAAACGTAGCGTTCACGAACAATTTTTTTTTCTTACAGAAATTTGCAAACAGCTTTAAATTTTTTGATTTTTATTTTTTGTTGTAAACTCGCACCACGTGCAAACTGCATGGAGAACACATGTTCCATTCGATTCCATTTACACCGCGCAAGGTCGAAGCGACAGAGTCGCGCTTGAAGGCGGTATATGACGCGGCCAAGCTGGGCCTCAAAGGCGACGCACTAGCGTTAGCCGCAGGCATGCTGCCTATTGAATACAGACAACTCACGCAACTTGACCCTGTGGTGGAACTCGCCGCGCAAAAGGGCAAAGCTGACGGTGAGATCGAATTGTCCAAAGTCATGCACGCCGCAGCATTAGAAGGCGACGCTAAGGCGGCGTTAGAAATCCTCAAACATCAACACGGCTGGGTGGCCAAGCAGGCCATATCTGTCGAAGTGGATCAGCGCATATCAATCACTGGCGCGCTGGCCGAAGCAACCAAGCGAGCGCTGACAGTCGAAGACGCCAACATCATAGAAGCCCAAGTCAATGCAATCGACCATATACAGCGCTGAAGACGAACAAGAGTTGATGGCGCGGTTGTGGGCGCCAGCGATCAAGGACAACCCCTTGGCGTTTGTGATGTTTGCGTTTCCTTGGGGTCAGCCTGGCACGCCACTGGAGCATTTCAAAGGCCCACGCAAATGGCAGCGCGAGGTCTTGACGCATATCGCCGACCACATCACGCAGAACAAAGGCCAGCTAGACTACAACACCTTACGGCACGCCGTGTCATCTGGCCGTGGTATTGGTAAGTCGGCACTGGTCAGTTGGATCACGATCTGGATGCTCTCAACCCGCATCGGCTCAACGACCATCATCTCGGCCAACAGTGAGTCACAGTTGCGCTCTGTCACATGGGCCGAGATTACCAAGTGGCTGGCGATGGCGCTCAACAGCCATTGGTTTGAGGTGTCGGCAACCAGACTGATGCCAGCTAAGTGGCTCACGGAATTGGTCGAGCGTGATCTCAAGAAAGGCACGCGGTACTGGGGCGTCGAGGGACGGCTGTGGTCAGCGGAGAATCCTGACGCGTACGCGGGTGTCCACAATTTCGACGGTGTGCTAGTCGTGTTTGACGAGGCGTCAGGTATTGACGACAGCATCTGGGCGGTGACTTCTGGCTTCTTTACAGAGAACACGCCTAACCGTTTCTGGATGGCCTTCAGCAACCCGCGCCGTAACACTGGGTACTTCTACGAAGCGTTTAACAGCAAGCGCGAGTTCTGGACTACAAAAGTAGTAGACGCCAGAACAGTCGAAGGGACGGACAAACAGGTCTACCAGCAGATCATCGACGAATACGGCGCTGATTCTAGTCAG